ACGGTCGACGGTACGGCCTCGCGCACGGCGTTCGAGCAGGTCGTGCTGACGGCCAATGAAGAGTTCGGGTTGGCGTTCGCCACCGAGCGTATTCTCAACGATTCCCCGCAGTCCTTCGTGGCGATCATCGCCGCCGGATTTTCGGACGAGTTCGCCAACAACGCGATCAAGGAACGACTGCGCGGGTCCGGGGTCGGTGAACGGCTCGGAGTGCTGCACGCGCTCAACACGGCCCTGGTCACCGTGACGAAGGAATCGCAGCAGGCGGCGGACACTATCGTCAAGGAGAACATCGACAAGATGGCGTCGCGCGCGTGGCGCTATCAGAACTCGGTGTGGATCGCCAATCACGACACGCGGCCTCAACTCCGGAGCCTCGTGCAGGCGATCGGCACGGGCGGCACGGCGGTCTCGTACTTCGAGGGCGGTGGCACCACCAGTGGTGGCAGCGTGGAACGGCTGGACGGTCGGCCGATCTACTTCACCGAGCACGCGAGCAAGCTCGGCGACGTCGGCGATCTCTCGCTGATCGACTGGTCTCAATATCTCGAAGGCGAGTACCAGCAGCTCCAAACGGCGGAGAGCATCCACGTGCGGTTCGCGTCAGCGGAGCGGGCGTTCCGCTTCTACAAGCGCAATGATGGGCGCCCCTGGTGGCGGACATTTTTGACCCCAGCGCAGTCCGCGCAGACGCTGTCACCCTTCGTCGTGCTCGGCGCCCGCTGATCGGTGTTCTGGCTGACTAGTTTTTCTTGAAGGAGCACTGAGATGGCGTATACCGCGAACAAACTCAAGTCGCAGTTCCTGAGCCGGACGTACATCCACGATCCGGCCGATGCGACGACGGCCGCCTACATCGCGTGGGTGAAGATGGGCCTGAACTTCTTGGCGAAGGCAACGTTGGTCAGCGGGACCGGCGTCTTGACGTTCAAGATTTTCGCAGCGACTGACGACGCGGGCGCAGGCGCGGTCGTGGTGGCCTCGCACGCGACGCCGACGACGGCGGACGCGGCGGGCGATCAGCTCGTGCTCGAGGTATCACAGGAGCAGGTGCTGGCGGTGCTCGCGCACGCCTCACATGTGTCTGTTGAGATGGACTGCGATGCGGCCGGCGACATTGTGGCAGTCGACTACCTCGTGGAGCCGCATCAGGCGTACGACGGGCTGACCGGCGACGTCATCGCGTAAGTCGTAAACCCGCGATGGAGCGGCGCGGGCCGCTCCGTCCCATGCACACAGGACAACCCTCTCATGGGCACTCGTACCGCTCTTTTTTCTCGTCACCAACCCGGTGGTGTCTTCACTGTCACGGACATCGAGCAGCATCCCGGCGACGTCTGGTTCGTGTCCAGCGTCACCGGGACGAATGGGGCAGGCTACGGCCTGAACCCAGACGCGCCGTTTGCGTCGCTGTCCTACGCCTTTTCCAGCGACGTGCTCGTGGCCGGCGATACCGTCTACCTGCTCCCAGGACACAACGAGAGCATCGGGAATGCGCAGGTGGCGATCGACATCGCGGGGATCACGATTGTCGGGCTGGGCCGGGGCACGCTGACCCCGCGCGTCGACTTCGATCACGCCAACGCCAGCATCGACATCTCGGCGAGCAACACCACGATCCGGAATGTGCGGTTCCTCCCCTCTGTCACGGCGGTGGCGATCGGGATCGACATCAACACCCTCGTCACCGACACGTTGCTGGAAGACCTGGAAGTGCTGCCAGGCGAAGACGGGGCCGGCGTAGATGAGTTCACCCTCTTCATCGATCTGAAGGTGGGCTGCGACCGTACCGTGATCCGACGCGTGAAGCACCGTCAGCACGCCTCAGCGGCGGGCTCGGTCGCGAGCATCAGTCTCACCGGGGCCTCCGATGACATCACCATCGAGGACTGTTTCTTCGACATGGCTGGAGCCGCGCTGGTCGCACCGATCAACGGCATCACGACGCTGTCGACGGGGATCTACATCCGGCGCTGCACCTTCGTGACGGATGCCGCAGAGCCCGGTTACGAAATGATCACGGGTTCGACGGGTGTGGCCGAGAACTGCCTCGTGTTCTCGAATCACGCCACGCTGGCGGGAGCGCTCGTGGGCGACGGCATCGCGCGGTTCCGGTGCGAGAACATCGAAGTCGCGGCTGAATCTGGCGGCATCATCGGCGCGGCCTCTGTCGACGACTAGCGTGTGAGCGATCTGATTCTGCAAGCCCGCGACGAGTGCCGAGAGACGGCGCTCGGGCGCGTGCGGCAGATCAAGATTTTCGCCGATGGGTTTCGGCCGCTCTCGTGGCGTGAGGTCTGGGGGCGATTCACCGAAGAGTATCCGGGGCAATGGGCTGTGCAGATGTTTCCGCCGGCGGACGCGCTGGTGGACGGCAAGGCGGTCTATCACTTGTTCGTCTGTGACGAGGTTCCGCGAGGGTTCGACATTCGATCATGAGTCACTTTGGATCCTTTCAGCCCGTCACGCTCCTGAACGCCATCATGGCGATTCTCGGCACGACCACGCCGAGTCTCTGGCCGTTCCTCGAAAAGACGGGCGTGTTGGTGTCCGGACTGTCTGTCAGCGATCTGATCCCGTCAGAAACGGCCGGTGCGGCGGAAGCGCTCGAGGACGACTTCGCCCCGTTCGCGCATCCGGGTGGCATTCACAGTTACCACTTTCATCCGACCGGCGATCACCATCTGGCCGGCATCGACCACGGGAACTTCAGTTTCGGTGACGGTGCGGTCGATAGCCCGTTCTCCTGCGGTGCGTGGATCTGTCCGAATGCGATTGTCACGAACGTCATCGTGGCGAAGTACGACTCGGCCGGAGCCAAGGAAGAATGGCGGCTGTTCATCGACGCCGCGGGGCTGTTGTCGCTTGAGCTTCATGATGCGTCGGCCAGTGCCACGGAGATTGCGACGTCGACGGCGGCGATGGTGCTCGGCAAGTGGGTGTTTGTCGTGGCGAGTTACGACGGCACCGAGACGGCGCCGGTTGTGAACCTCTACGTCGATGGCGTGCTGGCAAACGACGGTACGACGGTGGAAGCGGTGGGCTACACGGCGATGGAGAACACGACGGCGCCGCTGACCGTGGGGTGCTCCGGCGTGACCGCCACGCCGGTTGCCGAGTTCCACGGGCGGATCGCGCTCCCGTTCATCACTGGCAAGGCCCTGACTGCAGCCGAAGTCGCGCAACTCTACGAGTTGAGCGGTGTGCTCATGGGGGTCTGACGCGTGAGCCTCAGCCTTGTGACGGCCCCAACGGGGTATCTCCTCACCGTCGCCGAAGTCAGGCGGCAACTCCTCCAAAACGCAAGCGTGGGCGAGCCGGCCCCGACCGCGCCGACGGTGGCGCTATTGAGCCCAGCCGCGGCCGGCAACTGCGATAACGGCGCGCACCGTGTGGGGTTGACGTTCATCACAGCAGACGGCGAGACGGAGATCGGACCGCTCTCCGACATCGTCACGATCGCAGACAAGGCCGTGAATGGACAGATCGCCTGCACAAACGTGGCACTCGGTGGCACGCTGGTCACGAGCCGCAAGGCGTATCTGGTGCCGGTGGCGGGCGGAGCCGCGAAGTACGCCGCGACCATCAGCAACAACACGGCGTCCACACTCACGATCAACGTGGCGGATGCCTCGCTCGGCGCTGAGGCGCCGACGGTGAACACGACGGTGGATCCTGAGATCCTGCGGTGGATCGATTCCGCGGAGAGTCGCGGGCAGCGCGTGTCCCGTAGGGCGTTTCGCACGCAGACGTGGGACCTGGTGCGCGATGCGTTCCCGAGCTGCGGCTACCTCGAGATCCCGAAGCCTCCCCTTCAGACCATCACGCACCTGAAGTACCGCGACACGGCGGGCGTGCTGCAGACGTGGGACGCGGCGAACTATGTCGTCGAGGCACCCGCTGGGGACTTCGCACAGTCCGGCACGGTGACGCTCGCACAGGGCATCTCGTGGCCGACGACCTACGGCCAGGCGGGAGACGTCCAGGTGCGGTTTGTCGCCGGCTACGGGGCGACCAGTGCGGTCCCGAAACTGCTCAAGGACGGATGCTTGCTGTGGATCGCCACGCGGGCAGCGCAGCGCGAAGACCTGCTCTCTGGCTCGATCATCGCGAAAGTCCCCGGCACGAGTGACGAGATTTTCAAGAGCTTCCGCGTGTGGCCGACGCAATCGCATGAGAGGGCTGCGTAATGCCGTCCCTCGCGATCGGAAAACTCAGAGAGACGCTCGTGATTCAGCGGAACGATCCGCCGTCACTGAGCGTGTCGAGTCTCACGCGCACGGGCACGACGGCCACGCTGACCACGGCGGTCCCTCACGGCTATTCGGTGGGTGACTACGTCACGGTAGCTGGCAGCGCAATCGCGGGCTGGAATGTGAAGTGGAAACTCGTGACGGTGCCGACGTCGACGACGGCGACGTTCACGGTGTCGAGTTCGCTGACGACGCCAGCTACGGGCACGATGACCGTCACGTACACCAGTAACGCCCAGGGCGGCCAGGGCGTGAACTTCTGGCGCACCCTCGACAGCGTCGCCGCGGAAATGATCCCACTCGGCGCGATGGAACGGCTCCAGATTCAGGCCGTGCAGTCGAGCGTCACGTATCGGTTCCGTGTCCGCGCGCGCGCCGATGTCGAGACCACGATGCGTCTCCTGTGGACGCCGTCGGCGCCGGCTGGTGCGCCGCGGCAGACCTTGGCCATCACGGGGATCCTCCCAGTGGATGACGGTCGCGTGTTCCAGTTCCTGGAAGCCGCGAAGGTGCCGGCATGACGATCTTAACCGCGGCGTTGCCGGTCATGGAAGCGCTGGTGGGCGTACTCCAGGACGCGACATTGCAGGCGGCGATCGGCGGACGGCTGTACGACGACATTCCGCAGGATGCCCCTCGTCCCGTGGTGCTCATCGAGATCATGAGCGAGGTCGACAAGCGCGGCCTGGGGACGGGCGGATTACCAGAGCTCGACGTGCGAACGCACGTGTTCAGCGATCAGGGGTCCATGTCCGAGGCGCATGGCATCAACCTGCAGATTGTGGCGTTGCTCAAAGACGCCGGCCTCGTGCTCACCGATACGGGCTACTCGCATGCGGGCCGGATCGTCTATCGAGAGACGATCACGCTCCGCGATGAACTGCTTCACGACGTCAAGGTTCACGAGGTCGTGTCGATCTTCACGATCTGGGTGGAACAGGACAACCACGACGCCGTGCCATTCGTTGATCCGGACTGGATCCAATGAGCCTGACGCCGCCGCTGTTCACGAGCATCTATGCGGACGGGCCAGACGCGACGAAGTTTCGCCCGTCTGACCTGAACCGGATCACGGGCCTACTGACGGCCATGCTCGGCACGTCAAATCCAACAGGCGCACTACTGTTTCGGGACAGCGGAGCGGCGAATGGATTCTCGTGGGTGGAGCCGGTGGCGGCAGGGTCGTACATGCGGTCGGCTGGGGCAGCTGCGGCGCCGGCTTGGTCGACGCTGACGCTCCCCGATAGTGCGACGGCTGGAGATCTGATGGTCGCCACCGGGGCGAACGCGATTGGATCGTTGGCGACTGGCGCGGCCGGGACGGTGCTCGTGGGTGGTTCGACGCCGGCATGGTCGGCGACGCCGACGTTGACGAGTGTGGGGTTCTCGGGCGGGGCGGTGCTGGAGGGATCCACCGCGAATGTGATCGACCAGCGCAACGGCACGACCGCGCAGATGTTTCGACCCTACAACACGTTCACGAATTCCACCAACTACGAGCGCGCGATCTTCGGGTACTCCGGTAACCAACTCTACATCGGCACGCAAAAGGGCGGAACAGGAGTGGCGCGCGCCATCTTTATCGGCACGAACGTCACGGGCGTGCCAGATGCGGCGGTGTCCATTCAGGGCACGGTGCTGGACTTTTACCCGGCGAACCTGGCCTCGTGGCGGATGAGCGGGACGGGGCATTTCGTCAACCAGACGGACAACACCTACGACGTCGGACAGACCAACGCGAACCGTCCTCGTCACGGACACTTCGCGGGCTACCTCGCGATTGGCGACGGTATCGACGCACCAGGCGCCGGCACAGGGGAAGCGCGGATTTACGTCGACACCGCCGATGGCGATCTCAAGGTCGTCTATGCGGACGGGGTCGTGAAGACGATCACGGTTGATTCATAAACGGCCACGGAAGAAGGGAAAGACCAATGGCAAACGACGCATTCACCCAGCAGGCGCTTGCGGATGACGGTCGGTTTCGTCAGCGTGTCAAGGCGGCACTCGCGAAGGTCGCGTGGGAGGTCCTCAACGAGTCGGGCGCCACGCAGGACCACGCGGTCAGGGCGGCCTACGCCAGGACGGTGATCGCCAACGTGGATGGCGCCGCGTTGCAGGTGGCGCCGTGGCTGGTCATGCGGACCAGCGTGGTCGCGTTTACCACGTCGTACGACTTCCAGCAGGGCGCGGTCGTGACGGCCTCTGGCGATGCGGACATCGAGGCGCAGCTCGCCGCGGATTGGTCACTGCTCGCAGGGGTCTGATGAAGTCCACCCGCTGTGAAGAAGTGATCGTGCAGCTCGTCGTCCGGACCTACGACGACGCTGGTCGGCCGACTGGTGAACGCGTCCTCGGCCAACCGAACGGCGCGGGCGGCGTCGGTGCCGTCAAGGTGTTCCGCAACGCCGAGACACGTGACTTCTGGGGCTGGGTGGACGGGCAGATCGCGAAGTTGAGTCAGGCCGAGGCCGCCGCGACGCAGCCGTCCGCACCAACGCCAGCGAAGGGGAAAGGCAAACGCTGATGCCTGACGAGATCCAGGACCCCGCCTCCGTCCTCGTGACGCCACAGGGGACGCCCGCACGTCTGCCGCGAACCGCGAACTGTCCGCGGTGTGGCGCAGGTCCAGAGCGGCGCGTGAAGTCAGGGCTTGGCGCCGTCGTGGACGTGACGTGTGAACGCTGCGCGTATGAGTACCCAAAGGAACGTGGGCGATGAGCAAATCACGCCTTCGCGCGACGCTTGGCCCATGTTCTGCGCGACGCTTCGGAGAGCTTCCGGCGTGTCTCTGCATTGCACTCGTCGTCTGGCTGATGCAGTTTGCGATGCCCGCTGCGAGTCAAGGCGATCAAGTTCTCAGGACGGTTGTCGTCTCGAATCCCATTGATGTGATGCCCGCATTCGTTCGGCAACAAAAAGCGACCGAGCGCAGTCTCAAGCACGACTCTGTGCTCGGCAATATAGCCCCGCATAGTTTTCGTCTTTATGGCGCCTGGATGTTCTGGGCGGTAGACGTAGACGTAGCCAAGTGCGCTCTTTCGTCTGCCGATGAAGAGTTTATTGTCAGGGCCTGTAGGCATCGGCTTATGTCCAGGCACGAAGAGAGTCGGCAGGCCGACATAGAAACCACGCGGGACCGATGTATACGTGGAGATTGGCGTGGCTTGGCCACACCCGCAGAGGCACACGCCGGAATGGACACACGTAGGCGCGGCGCGTTGCCGCATTTTCGCAGCCAGCGAGTTCTGTCTTGCGATTGGCGTTCTGAACTGATGGCCAGGAATGAAGCGCAGTGGAGCTCCATGCTTGACCTCTCTGGAGAAAGATCTGCCACACC